GGATTCTGAAGATCTAGTGTGGTGACAGGAGCCTGTCCCACTGAGCTAAGTATTTGATTTACAGCATCCAGTTCGGTGGACACAGCATAAGTAGGAAAGGGCATCTCTTATCACAAAAAAATAAAAAAAAGGGGACCCCGAAGGATCCCCCGTATTGATCGTTAATTAAGATCAGAAACCGCTAGGAGCGGTAGCACCCACGTACAGCTCAACAGCAGCAGCGGGGTTCAGATAATCAGCGCCCATAGCCAGACGGCCAAGGATCACGTCACCCTGGTAGATCACCGACACGTCGCCGCTGGTCACTTGGACCTGGGGACCGATGGCTTCCACAACACCAGCAGCTTCTTTCTGGAAGATAAGACCGCAGGACTTGGTGCCAACTTCAGCAGCGGTACCGTAGTCATTACGGATACCAGTTTGAGCAGGATCAGCATCCTCCAGAGCAGGGTTGACAAAGCTACCCAGGTTGCCAGGGGAGGTTTCACCAGTGGTACCACCATACTTGGTACCATAGTTACCCAGGAACGGAATGTTCATGGACTTGTAGATCTTGATACCGGCGATTTCAACGATACCTTGACCGTTCTGCAGAGAAGTACCCTGCACGTCACGGTTGATCAGACCGTTGGTTCCGATAGCTTGGATCAGAGCGTAGTACTGGCGGGGGTTCAGAACACCCACACGACCGTCGGAGCTAACGCCCTTCTCATCCATAGCAGCGGCTGCATCATAGAATGCATTAACCAGAGCAGCGGAATCGAAAGCATCAGATTCGTTGGCAGAAGTACCAACACGGATCTGGGTACCACCAGGCTCAACAAAGTTAGCTTTGGTGATGGGGCTTGCCTTACGAGCACCGTTGGCGATAGCACGGAAGATATAACGGTCATACTTCTCAGCGAGAGCATAGCCGATCTTACGGGAGATCTCCGAACGCAGATCGTAGTGAGCCAGCACTTCATCAAGCTCATACACAAAAGCAGAGCTGATCAGCAGATCATCACAGGTGATGGTCTTCTCAGCCACCGGGGGTGCACCGTCGGTGTTACCCAGGATAGCGTTACCGGGAGTATGGAACTCAGCGGTGGTGCGACCCGTGTAGATGAACTGCATAGACTTGCCGTTCTTCAGGGTGCGCTTCATCACCAGGTCACGAGCAATAGACTCGCGCTGGAAACCTTTGAACATCTCACCACTAAACAGGGTGAGGAACAGAGCACGGGCGTCACCCGCACCGTTAGACTGACCAGGACGAGTCAGGCTCGTGGTCAGCGTAGAAGTTTGATGTGCCATTTTAAAGAGAGTTAATGTTTAATCGACTCTCTGAACGTTCAGAGTTATTTAGTTTTTATTGTGGTCTATCCCACCGTCTAGACGGCGAAGGGTGTCCTCGTAAGGGCCAACGCCAATGGGTAAGGGAGGGTTCGCACCTCCCAATGCCGCTTTTACGGACTACCTAATGTAGATTTTAACGGACTACCCGATTGTAGGAGCAATCAAGGCAACCGGAGTTGTCTCAGCTGCTGCCAGATCCAGCGGGAAGTTATGTGCATTCCGTTCGTGCATTACCTCAAAACCAAGGTTAGCTCGATTAAGTATATCAGCCCAAGTATTAACCACCCGACCATTATTATCCAGAAGTGATTGGTTAAAGTTAAAGCCATTGAGATTGAATGCCATGGTGCTAACACCAAGAGCAGCAAACCAGATACCGACAACAGGCCAAGCTGCAAGGAAGAAGTGTAGCGAACGGGAATTGTTGAAGGAAGCGTATTGGAAAATCAGACGACCAAAGTAACCGTGAGCGGCTACGATGTTATACGTCTCTTCCTCTTGTCCAAACTTGTAACCATAGTTCTGAGAAATCTCTTCAGTGGTTTCACGAATAAGAGAAGAGGTGACAAGGCTACCGTGCATAGCACTAAACAAAGAGCCACCGAAAACACCAGCAACTCCCAGCATATGAAAAGGATGCATGAGAATATTGTGTTCAGCTTGGAACACCAGCATGTAATTAAACGTGCCAGAGATACCGAGTGGCATTGCATCAGAGAAAGAACCTTGTCCAAAGGGGTAGATGAGAAACACTGCAGTTGCTGCTGCAACCGGAGCAGAGTAAGCAACGAAGATCCAAGGACGCATCCCTAGTCGATAGCTAAGTTCCCACTCTCGTCCCATGTAAGCATAGATGCCAATGAGGAAGTGGAAGACTGTGAGCTGGAATGGACCCCCGTTGTAGAGCCATTCATCAAGTGAATTAGCTTCCCAAATTGGGTAGAAGTGTAGTCCGATGGCATTGCTGCTCGGAACGACGGCTCCCGATATGATGTTGTTTCCATAAAGAAGACTCCCAGATACGGGCTCTCGGATGCCATCAATATCGACAGGAGGAGCCGCAACAAATGCAATGATGAAGCAGATGGTGGCTGCAAGAAGACACGGAATCATCAGTGTCCCAAACCACCCAACATAAAGACGGTTGTTAGTACTGGTTACCCAAGTACAAAAACGCTCCCAGTTATTCTGAGAGCGTGGAGCTGCGAGAATAGCAGTCATGAATTGAAGTTAGTTAAGACGAGTTACTTGAACCCTTCCAACTCCAGAGTTAGTGAGACCGATTGCATCAGCCGCACCTTTACTGAGATCTAGTCCCCTGTCATATGCGTAGGGACCGCGATCATTGACCCGAACAACGGCACACCTTTTGAAACAAACTTTAAGCTTGGTTCCAAACGGGAGTGTCTTGTGCGCTGCAGTAAGGCCGTTTTGATTGTATCGTTCACCATTGGCGGTGAGGTTTCCGTGGAAGCCAGGACCGTACCAACTGGTGATCACTGACAGAGTAGTTAGGATAGGAATCATAATTAAAAAGCAAAGAACTTTTATATGACCACTACGTCTAAGCCCTAGAACTACGCGCTAGAACTAAGGCTCTTTGTACTACTTCTTCTTAGCAGTTTTAGCAGCTTGTTTAAATTGTTTAGCTGTAGGAGCACCGGAAGTACCGGGCTTCCTCATCTTCTCACCACTGCCTTCAGCGATACGCTTACGCTTGGCATGGATGTTTGCATAGAGTCCAGGCTTAGCCATTACTTTTTCTTTTTAGATTTACCAGCTTTGCTGAGTGCAATAGCAACAGCTTGTTTCTGAGGATAACCTTCACCCTTCAGTTTGCTAATGTTAGAAGAGACAGCTTTATCGGACTTACCTTTTTTTAGAGGCACCGCGCTTCTCCTTAGCTTCCATCTTTTTGGACTCTTTGGCTTCGTGTTTCTTCATGGCAGCTTTAGAAGCGTACACTTCTTTACCACCGTACTCTTTCATCTTCTTAGCAGGCATTACCAGATACCAGGAATAATTTGTCCAGTCAGTGCGTAAGCACCCAAAGCAGCCATGACGCCAAGCATAGCCAAGCGACCATTGAGCTGTTCAGCTCGTTCATTGTGTGGAACACCGTAGGGATGATCAGTCATAATAATAGGTGGTTCAGTGGGCCAGATGTTAGTGTCGTTCATCAGAACTCAAGATCAGATTGGGCAAGCTTGTCGATAACATCCTGACGATATGCAGGATCACTATCGTAACGAGGATCAGACATTGCACGTACCAACTCAGCTTGGCTACGGAATACATCTTGTGAGCGTGCTGGCTTACCAGTCAGCATGTTTCCTTCAACTCCCATAGCATCAGTATAGCGGTAGTACAAAGCCTGCAGTGCAAGCTGGATAGCGTTAGTATTGCCTGACTCAATAAGAGAATCAAAGGCTTCAATCTCACCTTCGCTGAAGTTCTCAGCTGCCCAACTGGTGAGTTGATTGTAAGCGGCTTGACCGCCTACCATGTTTTGAAGTTGGTTAACTTCTTGGGTAGACAACTCACGTCCAGATTCAGACGGAGAGTTTTGTTGCATCTCAAAGTAAGCTTGGACAAGTTCTTGAGATGACATTTGAGAAAACGCATCAAGCGTCTCTTGACTCAGCTGACCATTCTCTGCGTACTCATCACCAGCAGCAGCAAATAGATCAGAGAGTTCACTGTACTCCCGACTGTCTTCTTCAACTGGTTCGTCTTGTTCTTCGGACTCTTCTTCTTCAGAATCATCACGAGAGTTTTTACCCAGTTTCTTTTCCAGCTCCATGTAAGCTTTCTCAAGATCTTGGGCATTCTTATACTTACCAGCCAGCATACCCTCGTGTTGAGCCATCAGCTCTTCGCCAATAGCTAGGGATTCAGCTTCGTCGGATTCAATTGACGACATTACTTCTGCAGTAGGAGTAGGGTCGTAGCTCAAAAGTTCTGCCATAAAAAGTTATTGCATTGGTGGAGCGGCTTGTTGCTGACTGCCCAGGTACTGAGCAACAGCTTCTTCCGCATTGGGGTTCTTGGATGGGTCAGCCATAGGTACTTTAAGCATATCAGGCAGCTGTTGCATTTGCAGCATCTGTTGCTGTTGTGCCATAGCACCTTGCTTCTCTTGTTGACGTTGATCAACGGACTTAACAAGATTCAGTACGTCGATACCTTGTGCAGCTGCAAGACGTTTGATTGCTTCGTCTGCATTGACATACTGTAGCATAGCCTCAGGTCCAAGTGTCTGAGCAATAGTCATGATAAAGGCAGTGAGGGACTCACGGTCTTGACCACGACCAAGTGCATTGATACCAGCAACGATGGTTGGGTTAACAAGATCCTTAGGAATCTTTGGAAGTTCACCAGAACGTTGCAGTACCAGCAGTTTACGATTAAGATAAGGGATAAGGAACTCAACAGTCAACAAGGAGAATAGTCCACCAAGTTGTTGTTCCAGTTCCATCTGAGTGAGTCGTACCTCTTCAGCAGTTGTACGTTCAGACTGACGAACAGTAAGAACAAGGAATGCTTCAGAGATTCGACGTTCAAGAGTAGCAGCAAGGTTAGCAGCAGTAGAGAAGTCAGCGGTCTTACCAACTTGGATAACACCAATGTCTTCAGGTCTACCTTGAACGATCGCACCGTTGCCTGCCTGGGCGATGGTGGCCGGTTTGGTAGTGCTTGAGGGTGATACCACGAAGACAACTTTAGCGGCTGCTGCAGAGCCTTCTACAAGGGACTGAGAGAGTGCATCAAGAGACTTGAGATCACCAAGGAACTCTTCGACTCTACCTCGTCCGTAGTTCTCACCATCAACGGAGTTGAATCTAAGGACCAACCAAGGGTTAGCTTCTTTAGGAGCTTTACCTTCAGTGCCTTCGATACGTTTACCAAAGGCTTCTTGATGCCACAACCAACGATTGTTGTCAAGACGTACGTGGGTATAGACTTCTACGTCATCTTCATGAGCGTAGTTACGATCGTTGACTTGGTTGTTCTTTTCTTGTAGCTCCTTAGGAAGAAGCTTTTTGTTGATCAATTCTTTGGTGACGATCTCAATTACGTTACCGTTACCATCCCGATCCACTACGTAGCGGCTCAATGGGTAATGCTTCAGCCCATCTTTACCCATGAAGATCAACGCATTGCCACCAACAACAAGGTGTTTGATAGCTTGGTGAACAACGACTCGATCACTGGAAGCAGCAATCGAATCCATCACCATACGTTCAATCTTGGCAAAGCTCAGGTCTAGTTCAGATCGGATCTCAGCAGGCAGCTCAGTGCCTAGCTTATCAT